AGTCCGGTTTGCCAACCAATATCTCCATAAGTTGTGCCACTGTTTTGGAAACCCATAACTGGATATCCATTTGTGGCTCCTACTGTCAAAACCAGACCAGAATCAGGAGAAGTAGTGCCAATCCCTAATCCAGTTGAGGATAGCGCCATTTTTGTGGAGCCATCAATCTGAAACTCTAACGGCGCACTTGTGGCACCATTGTCGTAATTGATGTAATAAAAACCGAGATCTACATGCTGAGTTGCATTATTCGATTGAGCACGAATAATTGGTGTTGCATCATCTGTTGCTGAGCGGACGTGCAACCTTGTGCTAGCGCTAGAAGTCCCCAGACCTAGTTTCCCGTCCGATGTGATGCGTAGGCGTTCGGTGTTGTTTGTAGAAAATGCAATTGGGATATTTGTGACCGCTGAAATGGTGCCGATTGCATTGGTAGTGCCAATTTCAAACTGAGTAGCATCGTTAGATCTTAAATTTAAGATTGATCCAGTTGTACCATTTACAGAGATATATCGAAAATTAGTAAATGACGAAGGAGAGCTTGTGCCAACACCAACATCCCCGTCACTATCAACAAACAACCGCCCAGTGCCATTAGTCGAGATGGCTAATTGATCTGCGCCGGGTGAATAAATACCAGTGTTTGTGTCGCCGGTAAATGCAATGCTTGGTGTTGCAGCCGCGCCAGCAGATGCGCTAATAATGCTGTCAAATGTTGCAGTGCTGGTTACATCCAGTGTCCCAGGTACATCGACATTGTTGGTCCACTCAACACCAGTTCCAGCAGCATCAGTTTGCAGCAGTTGACGAGCTGCGCCATCAGCCAACTTAGAAACAGCAATTTCAGCACTTGCCGAAATATCGCCATCCACAATCGTGGAATCGGCAATCATTGTGCTTGTAATGCTGCCGGTGTCACCCGTGGTGACGACAGTACCAGTTACATCAGGCAGCGTGATCGTCTTATCCGAAGCAACCGACGCTGGTGCCTGCAGCGCGATGTAGTTGGTGCCGTTAGCGGTAGTTTCGCGGAAACGGACCTGTTGCTGGTTATCCATTACCAGCGCGCCAGTCATCGTGTCACCGCTGGCGTTGACGAACTCGCCGGCTTCACTGCGCCATGCTGAGCCGTCCCAGATTTTTAAGGAGTAGCCTCCGCCAGAAGTATCAAGCCACTGTTCGCCGACACTGTTACCAGCTTCACCGCCTGTTGCGGGTGTAGCGTTTGGGGCAGTCGTACCAATGTGGACGGGGCCAACCTTTACAAGGGCGCCAGCACTGTCTTTGAAAAACAGGCCTGTGCTTGTGGCGTTTGTATTGATTGCTAGTTGCCCATCGGACATTGCGCCAGGAGTCGGGCGCTTATCGGCAGTGCCGCTACGAAGGTGCTGAAGAGCCATTCCTTAACGCCCGCAGGCCGGAAATTACCTTCTAACTGTAACGACTCTCCTTAATAAGTCCCGTCGTCGAGATCGCTGGTCAACGCCACCGTGCCAGTGCTATTCGGCAGTGTGATTGTCCGGTCAGCCGTGGGATCGGTAACGGTCAGCGTGGTTTCGTAATCGTTGGCAGTGGAACCTTCAAAAATGATGGTGGTGCCAGTACCCATCGCTAGGTTGCCGGTCATGGTGTCGCCGGCTTTAGCGACTTTCTCGTTATCTAGTTCGGTAATGGCGCCCTGAACGTTTGTGCTGGCGATGTTGCCAGTAGGCGTAAAGCCGACGTTCGATGCGATCTGAGCAACAATTGTTTCCGACGTTTCGATCAGGACATAACTGGTTCCGTTTGACAGAAGAATGTCGGGCGGTTCCAGTGCAACAGCTGGTGCGGGAGCCGTGCCAGTTCCGGTTTGGCTAACGACAACGTAATAACGGTTGTTGTTTGTGGCTGCTGCAGGAAGAGCTGCGCCAGATGTAAAGCCTGCTGCCGTACCCTCAGCCGTTACGGAATCCAGCAGGTTGGTGTTTGCGTCATAAGTGCCAGCGAGGATAATTTCACCGGCGCTAATACCGACCGGCTGGTAAACGTTTCCGTCCCACAGGAACAGATCACGAGTTAGCGGGTTAAAGAAGAACTGACCAATGTGTTCGGCGGTAGGCTGCGATTCACCAAACAGTGAGACGGCATAGTCGGCAACTTTTGCGCCAGTGATCGCATTGTTGGCGATGCGTGCAGCGGCAAATTCACCGCTTGTGATCTTGCTGGCATCAAGGTTTGGAATATCAGCAGCTTCGATTGCTGCACCAGTTACAACATGACCTTGGGCGTCAATTGTCACCTTGGAGTAGGTGCCAGCAGTTGCGCTATTGCTGTGGTTGAGCGTGCCACTGCTAACCGCAAGACCTGTGCCAGGTTGAATAATGCCCTTGGTGCTGCCGGTAGCGTCTGGTAAATCCCCAGGAACTAATGCGCGGAAAGCAGGTGTTGTAGACGCGCCGCTGGTAGGACCAGCCCAGACAGTATTAGCGGATTGGGTGTTAAGCGTTACGTCAACAGCAGCAGTGAAGTTGTCTGGATAGGTAACAGCAAATTCAAGTGGAGTTGACTCCGTGATCGTAATTTCGTTCAGTGCTGATTGCCGCTGCCAAGTGCTGCCGGTCCAGGTATATCCGTAACCAGTTGCGGTGTTAAGCCACTGTTGACCAGAAAATGCGCCAGAACCGCTTGGAGTTACGTTGCTGACAATGGTGGCACTATCGTCCGCAAGTTTGCCGGCAGTTACAGCGTCATCAACGATCTTGGCTGTGGTTACAGCGTTACTGGCCAGCTTTGCCTCAGTTACAGCAGCGCTAGCAATGGTTGCCGCAAATGAGCCAGTGCCCGAGCCGGTAACGTCGCCGGTCAGCGTGATCGTTTGGTCGCCAGTGTTGGTGCCGGAACTGGTGCCGCTGTGCGTGCCAGAGAATGTTCCGGACTGTGTAGCAAGAGTTCCCAGTCCAAGCGTGGCGCGTTGGGCGGTGGCGTCGGCGTCGTCAAGTAGTGCCCGACCCGCTGCAGTACACGTAATTTCCTCAACGTCGCCGGATCCTGCGCTGCTGCGTCCCAGCAGTTTGTCCGTGGCGGAAACGTCTTGGATCTTGGCGTAGGTGACTGCGCCGTTTGCCAGTGCTGCCGTGCCGAGGCTGTCGCACTTTGCAGTTGTGACTGCGCCGTCAAGGATTTTTGCTGTGGTTACAGCGTCATTGGCGATGGTCGCGTTGACGTTTGCGAAGGCACCACCGCTATAAACTTGGAGTGCTCCAGTGCTGCTGTTGAAGTAGCCGCGACCTTCAAAGTTGTCGCTGACTGGAGCTGTGGTATCAACCGCAATGCTGGAATCAGCAGCGAGTTTGGTGGCAGTAACAGCGCCGGAAGCAAGGGCAGTAGCGCCAATCTTGGTAGTGCTGGACTGATCCAGCTTGGAAAGATCAATACTGCTGGCGTCTACAAGGTCAAGACCGGCATCAACAAGATCCTTGACCGTGATCTTTTTGGTCTGGCTGGCTGATACGTCAGCAACAGGCAGTACGTCGGTGGCCGCCGCAGACGCAGCCGGAAGGGCAGGTAACTGCGTAATGCGTTGGTCGGACAAGGTAAAGCCTCCGGTGCCTGCGGCCGTAAAATCAGTTTAGTCAGTAGCTTCCTGAAGCAGAAAGTCGAGTGACTGCTCCAGTTGGATACGGTCGTCGTCTTCCTTAAGGATGTAATCAGCAGGTCTGCCGACAAGCAACCGGATTTCTCCGGTCGTCACAAAATCAATTGCGCACTGGATTGTGTCGGTTGTGTTGACCGTGACCCCAGCACGAGTCACCATCGCAGTGGTCTGGTAAAAAATCGTCTGCGTCTCAGGCGTAATTTCTGAGTCGGTCAAATAAAAAGCACAGTCAAATTCGCTGCCAATGTCTAAACGCTGGATCAGCTGCAGCATCAGTAACGGTGATTCCTTGGAGCCGTCACTGGTGTAATCAAAAAAGCAGTCGATTGTGCCAGAGCCGCTAATCAGCCCGGCGGCATACTGATTGCGAAATTTATCACTAAGGCTGGTTACATCCAGTGCTTCACGGTCGGTATTTAGTTGATAGCTGGTGACGTTACCCAGCGTGTTGTAACTAACGTCGCGGATTGTGTACGTGATCGCAATCGGTGCGCCAGTAAAGGCATAAACCGTTAGCTCAGCAGACCTGTTGTTGTTTACGGCGTCAGAAAATGTCGGGAAAAACCGCAGGCCACCGGCGTTGTTGATGTTGACGTAAGCGGAGATTTCTTTTTCGACCGTTCCAGACAACCAAGATCCTGGCGCGAAACACTCCAAGCCTCGTGCGTCTGCTGTTGAAATGTCCAAACGGTCGCCGGTAAGGATGTTGTCTAGCGATGTATCTAGACCGATCCTATTTAGTGTCGTTGTAACGTCTGACGGATTAATACTGTCTGCAACTTGCACTGGGACAGCGCCAGTATTTCGCCGCAGTTTTACGGTGCCGTGAACACCAAGAAAAACCGTCATGCGATTACGCCTCCGGCAATGAAGTCGCCGTCAACCGTAAATTGAATTGGCACGGAAGTTAGTTCGCCTGTAGATACCGCAACCTGCGCAGAAGTGATGTAGGCATAAAACTGGATGTTGTCGTTGGAGTTGCTGCCTACGCGCAGTTCCATCAATACACGGTCAGATTCAGCAACAGCGCCAACCTTTTGGATCTTGCTCAGGAGTGCGGTGAACTGGCTGTAGGTAGCGGATTCGCCGGCTTCAAGCCTGTAGTACACCAGCGTGGCGCTGCCGGTGGCGCTTTTGATGCCAGGGACAAAAGTATTGCTGGTGCTATCGACGGTGTTGGTATTGATCAGCTCTACGGTCGTATCCAGCGACCAATCGCGGATCTTGGCGACAGGTTTACTGTCAATCACGAGGGAGCCGGATCGACCTGTGTAAAAACCCATCGGACTGCGCTATGCGTAGTTTCAGGCTAGCGGATGGTAAATAGACCGTCGCTAAAGTCAGCGATCAGGCTTTGACCGGAGTTATCGCAGGGATGCTCCACAGCCCGAACGCTGACTTCGCCTTCCTCGTCCATCTGGACTTCGACCACACGGAAGGTGCGCTTTGCCTTGGCAGGTGTCCCAAGCACAAATAGCCAGCCTTCGTAAACGGCAAGGGAACTAGCCACGTTGGAGCTGATGCTGGCGGTTGTGGTAACAACGCTTTGACCGTCCTTGTAAAGCAAAACGCTGTAGCTGCCATTGGGGATTACGTCTGCCAGCGGGATGTTTAACGCGCCACCCGATTCAACCTGTCCGCTGTAGATGCCCTGCCATTCCTGAAGACCGGCATCAACGTAGATGTAGGCACCAGGAGATAGCGGGCTGTCGGTCGGGAATGTTTTAAACTCGATATTGCGGCGAATGTTACGGCGTTGCTGGCACAACAGCTTGGCGTACATGATCGCCTGATTTCTGTTGGTGACGTACTGCGATAGATCAAACGTCTGGCGGATCGCCGTTGCTTCTGTTACGCCAACAAGGCTTACATCAACGCTGGCATTACGCGGAAACACGCCGTCACGTTCTGTGTTGCGATAAATCACCGTGGCGATAAGATCCTGAACGCTGCTGCCGTAGTCAATAAATTCCTCTTTATAGGAATCCTCCAGAATGTTGCCTGCGGTAAACATGGCGCGGATTGGCACCGTGCGGGTAATGTTGCCGCTGTTGTCACAGGGCACTGCAGGAATGAGCGTTTCCTTGCCACCAATACGACCAAGCTCCAGCAGGCTGTACGGACCAACTTCTGCCCAGAATTGACGCCAAGATGTTGGCTCGGCAATCACACCGTCAAAGAACAAATTGTTGCGCTGGCAAAAACGTTTAGCCAGTGCCAATGCGGATAAATCAATTCCTTCGATCTTGGCGAACTGTCCAATGCCATCCACCGTGTCAAGAATGGTATCTAGGAAGATCTCAGGCGCAAAACTGGAAGCTGTATCTGGCGTGGAGCTGTAGCTGCCATCGTCATTCAGGCGGCGTACCAGGCGACCTTTGTTGACGAACACGCTCAAGGAACGCAGATCTTGGATGCCCTGACCGCTATAGACATTGAAGCCCAGCATGGTCATATTGTTATATAGCTCCGGATAGTTGCTGAACGCCTCGGTGGATTGTTCCGTGACAGCTTTAATTTCTAGTTCTGGTCCATTATCAAAACTGAAAGTTAGCTGTGTATCTGAGCGCATGGAGAACAAGCTCCATTCGTCAATTTCAGACGGGTTTTTATTAATGGGCGCTAGATAACCGTTGCGAGCGCGTAGTTTTCCTGTGAAGGTAAAGGTGCCGCCAGCCGGGCCAGCAATATTCTGGACTGTGCCAGCGTTTTCGATGTAGGCAAAATCAGCGGCTCCGTAATAGCGCATTTCCGCTGCTGTTTCGGCAATCGGTTCAAACTTAAATTGCCAGTTTCCAATGTTGTCGTCAGCAATAAATTTGAGGAAGGTGTAGTTATCTTGATCAGCTCCACGTCGGATGACGAAAATACGTGGTACGCGGGCCCATGCGCCGCCAGTGCGGCGGTACAAGACCCAGAAAAACATCGAGCGGATCTTGTACCCGTTATCGCTATCTTTGTATGTTTTAGTCTCAACTTCTCCGTATGTTTTAGCTCGCCCTTGAACACGTTTAAATACGCGAGCTTTTAGGGCGAAGTCGACAATTCGGCATGGTGTAATTGTTTCGTATGAAGCCTCTTCGATTTTTACTAAACACTTTGTGTTAAAGAAATCGTTTTGAAGTTCTGGATTGTTTAGAACAGCTTGATACTCGGCTTTTTCGGCTTCCAACGCCACAATCTGCGCACGCCAGCCGTTTGCCCGTGCCTCTGTAGCTGCAGAATCGACATTGCTGGAATTGCCGTAAATGTCTGCAATTTCTTCATTAAGTTTTTGAATACGACGTAGTTTTGCTTTACGATCTTCACGGAGACTGCGACCTTTACCGTTATCTGCAAAGCCGTATTGACGGATGGCCTCATCCAGTTTTGCCGTTATGTGCTTGAGTCGCCTATTAACAGCACGGATTTCCTCTTTCCAGCTGCGTATTGCTGCTCTATTGCGTTGAGCAGATGGTTTGTCTAGTTCGTCATCGATATATACCTGTAGCAAGCGACGCTGCTCTCGTGCAGCTTCTACTTTGTTGGCGAAGAAAATAACAACAGGGTCATATATACTTCCATCGTCACTTGTAATAGACTCAATTTCTTCTGCGGTCCATTTACGATCACGCAGTTCTTCAATGCTATCAATAAGGGCGTTTATTTCTGCAACACGGGTATTTATCTCGTTAATACGCGCTTGTGCCGACGGCGTAAGTATCGGCGGTGTTTGATTGATTAAATTTAACAGCGCTTGAATAGCGGCGTTTATTCTGACAATTTCATCGGTAGCTTCTTTTTCATTGGCCTTGTAGTTTTGTGTGCCGTAGTCTTCCTGCGGGCAAATCCCAGATTCAATACATTCAAAGTCGATATTTGTTGCGTCGTTGTCCAGCTCTAGGTCAGTTATTTGGCCCTTAACTCGAAATTTTGCGCTGCCTAGTTTGTAGGTGCTGGCAGCATCAATCGAACTCAACATCGTGCGGCGCAATTCGGATGCCGCTTGTCTTACGTCACTGGCACCGCTGCTACTAAGAGGTTTAAAGCGGAGTGTGAAAACTGTTCCAACAGGAACGGCAGGACGTGAATTATCAAGAAGATTATCTGGCCAGTAACCGCCTCTACCATTTAATTCAATGCCTAAATCAGCCCGTAAATTAGAGCTACCTTTTTCGTCGCGGTCTAGATATAAAACGTTGATAGGAATTGGAGCTGTGACGCCACAGCGTGTTGCTGTAGATGGTGAAAATGCTTGACTAAATCCTTCTGCTCTTGTTGCTCCAGAAAGGGATGCTTTAAAGACATAAGCTGAAGATGACTCAGCTCCAGTTGTCGGGTCCGCGCCACTGCCAAATTTTAAATCGCTAAAACGTAAAATCCCGTTTTGACGCAAATAAAGCCAGTATTTTTGTGCTGCAAGCTGGCGTAAAGTCGCTTGACCGAAGGCTGTACGCGCTACATCAATACCGGCTGGGTCAATGTTTGCCGCTCCAATAACTGCGGCCATCTGCATGAACTGACTAGATCCAAAACTTTTGACTGCAGACCAGACCAACGAGGTGTTGACGCGGACGCCACCCGTTGTGTTTTGGTCGGTGTTGCAGTAGACCAAGTTGACCGGATCGCCGTATTTGGCTAATTCCTGTGAACTGTTAAATCCAAAACGCGGGGAAAACGCTTGGTCGCGTCTACGGCGTTGATTTTGCTGGGATGGAAGTTCTGGCTTAGGCGCCAGTAATGCTGCGCCAACTTGAAACAGAACGCCAACAATTGTCAGAACAAGCGCAATCGTTCCAGGATCATTTTGTGGCAGTAGCAGTCTGTCTTCAGGCAGTTTTGTATGGTCAAATTGGGCCTGTACAAAGTTCAGGTATTCCTGCTCGCTAATGCCCAGCTCAGCAATCAGCTGGTGTTCGTAGGGCAGTAGGCGGCGGGTCATTTGTGAAGCCTGAAGTAATGGCCGTAATCGGGTGGAAGCGGAGCCAG